CAATACCAAATGTTTCACCCTTAACATTAGTAAGATATAAAGTATCAACACCTTGCTTGGAGGTGATGGTGATTTCACCACCACGACCTCTATTAGCAGAAACAGAGGAAGTGACAATTCCGACCACATCACCTTGATTATATCCATTACCTGCTTCTACTATCGAAACAAGGGAAATTCCGCCAGTGGCATCAGCGCTAATATTGAGGACAAGACCAGAACCATTACCAACAATATTATATGTTTCAACATTTGTATCTGTTACATAATTAGAACCACTATTACCTATACCAACACCAGCAACTTTACCACCTGTTGATTCAATTGTTGCAGATACAAAGTTTTCAGAACCTATAATTTTTCTTCCTGGAACTAAAACATTTTGTGTAACAGCGTCAGTTGCTGTTGTAATTCCAAGTATTGCAGTTTTGGGAAGTGTAGTTATTGGATTTGCACCCAGAGTTTGGACATATCCATTGCTTTCATCAAGAGTTGGATTATAGAAGAAAGCATTACCAGATGTTGCTGTAAAGTTTGCTTTATATAATCTGAATTTGAGGTCTTGATATTGGTCAGGGGTCCAAATAGTTCCGTTTTGTGACTTAAACAAACTACCCAAAGCATATTGTTTGGTGTATCTTACTGCCTCTGCATCAGGGAGTGACTGAGTATTAACTGTAACCTCACCCATACGAGCAGTCCACAGTTCATATTCATCACTTGCCTCAGAAACAATAACAACAGCATACTCACTTGATGGTTCCAAGTAAATTGGATATGGGAAAGTAACCTTTGTTGCTACTTCACCAGTTGTAGATGTTGTGATTTCATCAGGTCTAAGTGTTACAGTCTCTCCAAGAATAACTCTTGTTGGAGTACCCAATTCAACAGTTCTAATTTCAACTCTCACGGGGTTATTGTTAGAGTCTTTGTTAGCAAAGAACAAATCAACAGCAGTCAGGAACGCTCCCTGTGTGTCGTCATTAGCACCTGTGGGGTCAGATGTCGTTTGGAGGTTTCCACCCACCGTAAAGGACTGTGCAAGTGGGTCTACGAAGTGGTTAATAGTAGTTCTAGTCTGAACAAGTTGTCTAACCTGGAATACACCTTCTGCCTTATATTCAGTTTCGGCACTTGAAATTAAGTTACTGCCAGGTAATGGTTCAGCATTAGTTGGGCTGCTAGTTACCTTATATGACTTAGTTCCAGTAGCAATCTTAACGGATGGAGCAGGAACGCTGTAAGGGTCTTTCAAGAAGAATGTTCCCTGTAAATCACCATAATTATCAGAAATCAATCTAAGATCTTTTAAGTAGGCAACAGTTCCACTTTGTTGACCAACCAACTTCATTCCCTTTGTCACATATCCAAAATACTTACCTTGTGCTTCCTCTGATAGTGCAAAAGTATCAACATTAAGAACTTTTGACGAAGAACTATAAGATGCTTGAAGATTTTCACTCTTAATATATGGATTAATATTATAAACTCTTGAAGGATTATTGAAAGCACCTTCTTTATGATTAGACTTAGCAACTCTAAATCTAATCAGAACAGTTCCATTTGATGATGTTCCAATAACAGTTTCACCAACAACAAATTCACCAGAAGCACCATATTCCTCTAAACTGCTATCAGTGGCAATTTCAAGTAATTTAGGAATAAAGTTAACAGAACCATTTCCATCAAAGTATTGGTAGAATTTTGTCAATGGTTTAATATTTGAGATATCAAACTGAGTATTCCTGGAACGCATAAATGCATCATTACCAGAAGAAACGAGAACATCTTGTGAACTTACTCTTGTTGTGCTAGTAAAAGTAGAAGCTCCCCACAAGTTGATAGTTTGAGATCTATAAACGGGTGGTAATCTGATAGTTCTAACCCAACTATCTTGCGCTGGACTTAACTTTACACTACCAACATAGAGAACAACATTGAATGGGTTGACATTTTCAACTCTGGTTGCAAGAGGTTGCTCAATCCATTTAACTTCTTTATATGCCAGAGTAACTGCTTTACCAGTCTTCTGAACATTAGAATCAAGAAGATCATAATCAGTTGATAAGTCAAGAGCAGTGTCAATTAACTGCTGAGCAGGAGCCAATTGACTCTTAAGGGTATTTCTACTAACAATAGGGAATAACTCTCGTGTCTGTGGGTCAATTTGAACTGATGAATATTCGGAATTAATAAGTTCATTTGATCTAAAATCGTCTACAAAGAAACCACTCTTAAATCTATCATTACCGTCAGCATCTTGAACTTGTAAAGTGGCAGTATTGAGTTCAAGAAGTGAGAGAGATGTTACTCTTTCTAAGTTTTCTACTCTATCCTCAATATAACCAATATCTCTCATAGTATATCTTCTATTATCTACGAGATCAATTGTGGCATCTCCCGTGTTATAAAGATAAGGTGGTAATGTAACGGTGGCAATTTCCATTACAGTATCAAGTTTACTGGGTGCTTTTGGATCAATACCCGAAACACCCTGTTGAATAAGGAATTTGCCAAACTTATCAATATAAATTTTGTCTATTCTTCCAAGATAGAAGTCATAACCAAGTCTTGATGACTCGTTAGCAGCAACTATTAATTTTGGAACACTGTTGAAAGCGTTAGTTCTTGATTGAAAATCAAATGGAGATCTAACGGCTGTACTTGTAATAAACTCCTCAACTCTGGGTCTGAAATCAAGGGTATCAGTTGCTCTAATACCCCTTTTACCGATTAATGGAATATCATCACTAAATCTTTCCTGATCATAACTTAATACCGTAAAAGCATCACCATCGTCATTTGTTGGAACAGTATAGCGATCAAATACCACCATAAGTCTTCTAGATGGAATATTTGAATCCTTTGTTCTTACAATTTTAGAATAATCATAATACTGATCTTTCTGACCTTTATCTAATATAAAGGAATTTGTTACATCTTTGTAATTACCAAATGTTATACCCTGAATATTGGTTACAATAGCAGAATCTGCAAATGTTACTTCTTCACCAACATTTGGTTTTTCTGGTGTAAGGTAGACTACACCCAATACATTAGCTGATGGTTTTGTAACAACTCTTGCGATTGATTTAGAATCAGAACCAAGAATATTTTCACCAATTAAAGCATTATTGGTTACATTTGCTGTTGATGTAAATTCAATTGTATCAATACTTGGAGCAGATGTATCAAGACTTTCATAGACAGCAATAACTTCTACTGCATCGGGATGATTGAGGCAAATCTCTTCATCTTGAACTCTTAATCCATAGAATGAATTATAAGTAAGACCATCAGCAACAGAGGTGCTAATACCAGTTCCAGATTTCTCATATTTTGAGAAATCGACATTTACAACTGTTGATCTAGTAAACTCTTTAACCTTACTTTGAATATTACCTTTAATAAGAGTGGCATTGATTACAACATTTGTTCCATCAGTGAGACCCGTGATAGTTGCTTGTGAACTAGCCGCATTAAGTGCAAAGTTATCTGATGTTACAGTGCCGATTCCACCACCACTACCTGTAATCAGGTATCTTTCTGCATCAAAAGTAGCTAATGATGCATCCTTAATGTCAGAAAAATCAGCGGTAGAAACAGTTACTTGATTGCTAGCAATTGTTTTCCCTGTTACCTGTTCAGTAACAAAAAGTTCTGATGAACTCAAATCCAGTGAAGAAACATTTGAATCTGGGAGTTCTGCGTATAAAAATCCTTTATCTTCGTTCTTAATTACACCTTCTGCTCTCTGGACAGACGAGTAAGTTCCGTTAGCAACCGCAGTTTGGAAAACTCCAGATACAGCAGTTGCTTCTGCGGCGGTGATACTATATGAAACACCACCAAGATTTACTGCCGTAACTCTATTCCATCTTCTATCACCAGCACCAGAATAATAAGAAATTATATCGTTTATTTTTAAATCTGTAAAAGTTCCACCATCAGGAGTGAATAGATTTCCACCACTTATAACTCCACCAATTCCAAGATTTTTATATTCTAAATCAACAGTTGCAGTAAAACCTGGGAATCCGCCACCAGCAGCTTGAGTGGCGCCTTTTATATCTCTAGTTTCCTGAACAACTACAGAAGAGATTGTTCTTCGTCCAGACTGGAAGTTCACCATAGGAACTTCATCAACACCATTCATCTCAATTTGTTCACCAGGAGCAAAAGAACCAGATGTTTGAGTTAATGAAATTTCTGTTGCACCTCCACCAGCGTTCGTGACAGTATAACCTGTCGCACCCGTGCTCTTTCCTTTAACATATGAACCTACTGGCAACTGTGCACTTGTAACTTGCTGATTTAATGTTATAGTTGTGAATGTTTGAATATCATACAAATATAAATCAAACTTTGTAGCATCACCAGTATATGATGCATCGGTGGCATTCATTGAATAAACTCTTGCCTGACCAATAGTATCACCAGATCCATCAGTCAAAGTTGTAAGATTAATAATTTCTCTATAATGTGGAATACCACTTACATTAAAAACTCTCAAAAGATTACCCATCTCAAATGGGACTCTTATAGAATCTATTTTTTGAGTATCTCTTGGTTTATCTACATCTAAAATCTTAGCAGATGTATTTTCAATATCATATCCCCTGACATATGATTTTCCTGGTGATAGCTTTACACACATCAAATCATCAGATGGTGTATTTCCTTGATCTGTTAATTCATCACTGAAAAACAGTCCATCATTACCCAATCTGTCATTTAATGAGTTGTGGATTGATGGTTGATATGGTTCGACTGAGTAATCACCTGATTCGTCATATGTTCTTTCTGCCAGATAATCACGAATTTTATTGTATTGAGTTTTAGTCTCAAGAATTTTAATCTTTCCATCATCAACCCTCAGTAATTCAACAAAATCAGTATCATTATTATCACTTATCAGTTTTTTTGTAAGAGATAAAGAAATTTTAAGTCTATCAGCACCAGGTGCAGCATAGTTAGTAAATCCCTTAGCATTATCATACAGACTATTATCTTCTTTTGCGTTGATAAGAGATTCTGTAATTTTTAAACCAACTCTATAAGAAGGTGTATTAGAATATTCATCAAGAAGCAAAGTTTGCTTACTTACATTAACAAAATAACCACGAATGAAAAACACACCATCACCAATAGAGGCAGCAGAACCGATAGATGTTGCATTTGACTCAACTGCGGTTGCAAAAACAGTTCCAGCTGGAATTGTTGTATTTCCATAAACAATGTTTTCATCTGTGAAAAATTCTTCACTGTCTGGGAATTGATTGAATTCGTAATTATTATCTGATTCTTGATACTTAATATAAAGAGTAATATTTTCAATATTATTACCATCTGGCATGGCAATATATTGAACAGTTGCAGTAGATCCAGAATTTTGACCTATAATTTTCTTATTGAGGAAATTATTGATATAAACTGAAATATCAATACCAAGATTAGTTGGATTTAATTTAAGAGCATAAAACTGCCCATCATAAGCAATATTTCCAGGTATTACGACTGAACCTTCTTTAAAAATATGACTACCAAAATCTTCAATTTGATTTTGAAGAATAGATTGCAGAGTTGTTAGTTCTCTTGCTTGAACTGGAAATCCTGGCTTAAATAATACTTTGTAAAAATTATCTGCCGCGTCAAAATCGTCGTAATATGGATTGACGTTTAAATCGGTTTTTTGTGCCATCTTTTTTTAGAATTCCAGAATAATTTTTACGTCTTCTTTTTGTCTAATGTCTCTTTGAACAGTAGGACGATTATCGAGATAAATTACATCTCCTGTCTTTTTATTTATCTCTGGACTAGCAAGTCCGCTAACAAAAGTGATTCCCAGATCAATAACTTTTGAACCAATAGTTACTGTGCTACTATTAAAGCTAGTATTAATAGAACCACTAAATGGTGAGATAGTTTGTGCTGATGACTCAAAAGCATAAATTGTTGAATCAGCAGTTACTGTGTTATAGTCTGTTTGATCTACTTCATTTCCAAAATACAACGATCTGTCTTGGAAATACTTCAAAACCTTAGTTTCTTTATCGTATGATGCAACATATCCTTTGGCAACATTGCCATCGGTTCTTGTTTGAGTCATCTCTGCTCCAACTACTGGAGTTCCTGTAAAATTATCCGCTAATTTGATTGAGAATAATCCAGAGAACTGACTTTGTGTGAAAATATTTGTTGATGATAATTGTTGAGGATTTTTAATAACACCAACTTGTGCAAATTTTGTATCAATTGGAAAATCCTTTGTAGAAGCATCAAACCTAGCATACATTAAAACTTTATCTGCACCCAATTCTGTGTAGATATCAAAACCATGACCCTTTGAAGGTGGAATGATTGGAATTAATTTTGCAGGGTTAGCAATAGAACCAGATGGTTGTAAACTTCCTAAATCTACAACGCCAAAAGTATATCCTTTACCACCAGCAGTTACTGTTGCTCCTGTAATGGCACCAGAACTATTAACTGAAATAGATACCCTTCCACCTTCACCATCACCTAAAATATTTACTGTTCCTGCACTATATCCAAGTCCAGCGTCATCGATATATACCTTCTTAATTTGATTTGATTGAACATCAGAATCACCATTCTCTCTTACATCAGTTATTTGACTGTCAGTTGTCGTTGCCCAGTCATTAGGAACAACAATATACTCGGTAGAGTCAAATTTGATAATATCACTTGGAGTTACTGAAAAAAGATATTTCCAAATATATCCATCACCACTTGTTCCAGCAGCAGATGGTGCTAAATTTGTAAAAGTGGGTTCATCTTGTGAATTATTTCCCTTAGGATTATCTCCCGACGAACCATTATCAATACAAACATATACTCTGAAATCACTATTCATTACATAGTAATTACAATCATATAATCTACTGGAGTTAGAATTAGGTGTTGGATTAGTGATGCTATAATCATGTCTGTACATGTCATAGCGATTATTCACCGCCCAAGTTACCTTTCTAATTACTCTCCTTACATTAGCGCCATTTACCTTTTTTCCAAAAAGTATATTCTTCTTATAGAATCCAGCGTATTGAAGATTGTCTACAGGACTTGGAACATTAGTATCAAAATCTGATGTTCTTCCAAATCCTGCTGCCGGAGATGTTGGACTGCAAGTTCCTAAGTAAACATAATAGGAATTATTTGCATCCGTAACCGAATCTACAAAATTACTGGCATTAGAGAGTCTAAATTGATCTGTTACGACAGCTGCCATATCATTGCGTTTTTAGATATTTATACAAAGATTATTACAATTGTTTTGATAAAGAACCAGTATCACGTAATCCAGTGG